CTACTGCTTCTCGGTAGACCAGCTCTCGACCTTGCTAGGGAATCTCGCCACCACAGAGTCCCCGTCGTACACGATAAGCGACCCCGGACCGTTCCACTCTTCGGCTCTCGTTCCCTCGATCTTCCTCAGAACGTCTTCGTTCGCAATCTTTACGATGAACACGTATTTTTGCACCGGATTGCCTCCTGCGTTGCATTATACGCCGCGTCCCCCGTCGTGCAATATCGAGCAATGTCCCCCGGCAACCGTGGCAGCCGTGGCATCCTTGGCAAGGTAGAGTCTGCAAATTGAACAATCCGCTGGGCCGCCCGCAGTTCGACCCCCTCTCCCGGCACCAGCTCTCTGAAGTTCGTTTACCGCCAGCTGCCGCGCGCGGCTCGGAACAGAGCCGCGACCGAAGGGAGCGTCCAGACGAGGATATGGGGAGGAAGGTCAGCCTTGGAAGGACGCCCGGCGCAGCCCGGACGGTAAAGGAAGGGGATGCCCGATGAGGCACAACTGGTCCAGCGCGAACAGCACCACCGATTCGACGCCCGCCGCCTGCGCCAGCCGCACTTCTTTCAGCCACGGCGCCAGAACGTCGCCGATCCCCACCAGGTGCGCGGCCGCTGTGCGGTCAAACCCCCGGTCCATCGGCGCTTGGATCGACGCCGCGCAATCGTCCAGGTCGCGCCCGTAAGTGAACCCGAAGTTTTCCGTCTTGAGGCAATTGAGCGCCGCCGGCGTCCAGGCGTTCGTCGGGTAGTTCACCGCGCCGTTCCAGGCCGTGTCGTTCACGTCCAGCGGATATAGCACTTCGAACCGGCAGGCCGGCAGCGTCGCCCGCACGAACGCCACGATCTGGTTCGTGAACGCTCCGATCAGCGTCGGCAGAAACGCCGCCTCTTGCGGAAAATCCGTCGGCGACGCCGTGTTGTCGAGGATCGTCCCCATCGGCCGCCCGTACTGCGTCTGAAACGTCGCCGTCGTGTATGCGTCGTAGTACGGCATCCCCGACCGGTTGTCTCGGTTGTACCACCACTGCACTTCGCCGAATTGCAGATACGGCTGCACGCCCGCGTCCGCCATCGTCTGCGCCAGGTCTAGATACGCCTGCTGCCAGAACGCCGCGCTCGCCGGGGAGAAGTTCGTCTGCAACGCCGGCGTCGATACCCACACCGCCACTCCGTTCGGGTCCGGACTCCGCTGCGCGATCCCCGCCGCGAGCGAGTCGTCCCCGTTCCCCAGCTCCATGCTGAGCGACGCGGTTCCGTCTAGCCCGTACCCCGCCAGCGCCGTGAAGAAGCTCTGCGTCCAATCCCGCGCCGCCCGGTTCAGCCGCGGCACAACCTGCAAATCCGTGAGCCACGCGCCGGCGTTCTCTCCCGCGAGCGCCGCGCTGGCCGGCGCCGGCGTGAGCGATGTCGAAGCCGCCGACACCGTGATCGCAGCCCCCACCGCCCGCGCGTAGATCGTCAGCGTCGCCCCCTGCGCCTCCGCCCGGATCGACATCGCCCCGCGGTTGAGGATCATCTCGAACGCCTTCGCAACGGTCGCGGGAGTGTCGCCGATGGTGTGAAAGTGCGTGATCGTCGTCGCATGGGCGGGATCGTTGTCGCCGGTCGGCGCAATCGTCAGCGTCGTCTGCCCGTTGGCGAACACCACCGTCCCGTTGAACGTGATCGACGCCGAAGCGTAGACGAGCTCCGGATTCACCAGCTCGTAAAACCACAGCGCGCCCGCGTAGTGATTCACCCGCCCGTGAAACCCCAGCGTGTCGATCATCCACGCCGTGCGCTCCGGCGCCAGGCACTGCGAGTGGTACGTGTCCCAGTCCGTCGCCAGGCTCAACTGCGCGCTCGCGGCCGGCGTCGGCAGCTCCGTCGTCGGAATCGCGATCTCGAGAAAGTCGAAGTTGAATACGTTGCCGTCCGGCCCCGCGTGCGTCATCGCCACGGTGTGCGTCCCCGCGCCGTATTGCCCCAACGGAAGCCGCACCAGATCGTCTTCGGCCGGCATCGTCAGGCTCGGCGTCATCGCCGTGCCGCCATCCACCGTGATCGTGAGGTTCGCCCCGTTCGCCAGCAGCTCCGTGCCCAGATACAAACTGTGCGCCGTCGGCGCCGAGTACGTGCAGGTCACCTGCGCTCCGCTCGTCGCTGTCGAATGATACGACCCGCCGGAGTAGCTGTACTGCCCCTTGAACGCCGTCCATCCCTCCGAGTACGTCGCTTCCGGCCCGTCGTCTTCGATCCGCCGGCTCTCCGGCCCCGCCACCGAGTACGTGCGATTCGTCCCCGTCACCGTCCAGTTGCTCACCTGGACCTCGAACTCCGTCCGCGCGAATGGGCCGTTCTGCCATCCCGCCGCGTACGTCCACCGCATCTTCCGTACCGACGTCATCGGAATCGGAAAGCTGCCGAAGTTCAGTTGGATTTGCCACGTCGTCGGCGACGCCCCGCCGCTCATTAGAGACCACCACGGCGACCACACTTCCGTCTGCGCCCCGGATACGAACCCGTACACCCCCACCCGGTTCCAGTCCGCGCCCGTCGCCGTCGAAGTCAGCGTGATCGCGGCGCCTGACGCCGCCGCCGTCATCGTCGTCGAGCCGACCGTCGTGCTGTTGACGATCCCCGCCAGCGCCGTCACCGCGCTCTCGATCGAGTCTCCGCCCTGCACCTCGTAGTTGTACTGCTCGGTCAGCCACGCCAGCCCGACGTAATCCCCCGCCGTCGCCGTCCCCGTCAGCGTCAGCGTGACCGACGCCGGCGTCGCGGTCCCTTCGATCGCCGTCGCGTATTGCGCCAGCGCAATCAGGTCTGGCTGCGAATTGTCGTCCCGCCACACGCGCAGGTACGGCCATCCCACCGTGTCGCCAAGATTGCTGTCGAGGGGAATGCAGTTGGTCCGCGTCTCTTCGTAACTAAGCGTCAGCCCGCTCAGATCGCCATCCGGCAGCGTGCGGAACAGCGGATGCTCGAACCCGTTGTCGCGGTTCCATTCGATCACCGCCCAGTCGAACTGCTGCCGCCAGCTCCCCGATACCGTGAATCCCGTCGCGCTGGTCGCGCTCAGCGCCGCCACCGCCGTGGGCTGCTGGAAGTAGCATTGCAGATCCCGGTTCGGCGTCAGCTTCTCGATTGTCTCTGACATAGGTTCGCTACAGGTTGATGGTCACGGTCAGGTCGCGCCCCGGCTGCGACCCCGATAACTGCGGCACCTGCGTGATGTCGAGCGTGATCAGCCCGCCCGCCGGCAGCGGCGGCAGCGTCAGCCCGTTGACCGCGCTCGAATACGTTCGCCCCGTCGGGATCGAGAGCGTACAGTACACCGCGCCGTTCAGCATCACGTTCATGGTCACCGGCTCATCCGGCGTGTCCGGCGGCGTGTTCGCGGGCATCGCCGGAGCCTGGTTCACTTGCGCCCACACATTCCACACCGCGTGCGTCGCCCGGACCGTCAGCGGCGGCGCGGCGTTCGTCTCCACCGCCAGATTCCCCGCCACCTGGATCGAATACTGCCCGCCCGAGAGCGTCCGCAGCCCCGTGTCCACCGTATTCATGAAGTTCGCGGTCGTCGTCGGGCTGTCTCCGAACGCGTTCGTCGCAAAGAAACTCGCGGCCGCGATGCGCGCATCCGGCAGCAGCGCCGTGTACGTGTACTGCCCGCTGGCCGGGCTGCCGAAAAAGTTCGCCGCGAACGGAACCACCAGCCGGATCTCCGTCAGCCGCCACACCGGCGCCGTCGCGCTGTGCGCCGCAGCCGTGCTTCCCAACGCGCCCCGCGTCACGCTGAGTTGCAGCCCGCTCACCTGCGTAACCGTGAGCAGTTCCGCGTCGACCTGAATCGTATCGCCCGCCTGGATCGTCGTGGCTTGCGCCAGCGTCACCGAGGCGTCCGCCGCCCCCGCCGCCGCCCCCAGCGCGTCTGGCGTTGGATACGTCAGCTCGCTCCAGTAGTACAGCGTCAGCGTCCCGCTCGATATCGAGCTGGTGTTCGTGAGGCCCGCGAATCCAACTCCGGTCAGCTCCACGTCGCCCTGCCCGCCGGTCATCAGTGCGAACGCCGACGCGCCCGGCACGCCCGAGTCCGTTCCGCCCGTGCCGCCCGTCAGCCGCCACGGCGTAACCAGGCACAGTTCCGGCGGGCATTCCCAGTCGTAGACGTTCGCCGACCGCGCCGTCACCTCGATCGTCGCGCCGATCATCGTCGGCACCGTGAACGCCAGTGGCCCCGCGCTGCCGGACGATCCCGCGTGCCAGCCCGCCTCCGCCACCGAGAAGTAGCTGGTCGCATCCGGCGCCGTGTCCCACGCCTGGCTCACCGTAATCGTGCTCGTGTCGTTCGAGAGCACCGTTCGCTCCTGCGCCGCGCCCTGCCCCCGCGTGATCCGCACCGTCATGCCGGCGAATTCGTTTGCCTCCATCGGAACCGCGGCGTTGCCGATCGTCGTCGCCGAGTAGATCTCCACCGGCTCTTCCGGTTGCAGCTCCAACCGCCAGTACGCGTTTGTGTGATCGTAGTTCTCGTCCGGAGGCGGCGTCAGCGTGGCCGCCAGCCCCGTATCGGTGAAGCTCGTGGCGATTCCCTGCCCGCTCGCGATCTGCACCAGTTGCATCGGCGCCGGCCCGCGGTACACCGAGAAGCTGACCGTGTCGCTGGTGAAACTCAGCTCCGTGAGTGTGACCGTATTCGTGTTGGTGCCATCCGGAATCGTCGCCGGAACCACGAACGAGATCGCGCTCTCCGCGCCGCTCGCGTCGCTCCCCGTCACCGCGTAGTACAGCGTTTGATTCCCCGCCAGCGTCCCGCCCGTGCTCGCCGTCGTCGCCGCCAGGCTGAGCAGCGGAATCCCCGGCCCGTTGATCGCCGGCGACCGCGGCGCATTGAATCCCGTCGACAACGTAATCGTCAACGACCCGTCCGTCCCCGCCGTGTCCTGCTCCGTGATCTGTAGCTGCGGGTCGCCGTACTGGTCCACCACTTTTCCCGTCACCGGCCGCGGCGTCCCGATCCCGTATCCCGGCTGCCGCCCCGGCAGTCCGCTGCCGAAAACGTCCGCGTTCGTGTCGCTGTACCAGGCATCGTCGTGGATCTGCGCCGTGATCAGCGCCGTCGCGTAGTTCAGCCCCGGCGCCACCTTCACCACGCGGAACACCTGCTCGTCGAAGCCTTCCTTCAAATAGGTGACCGTAATCAGATCGCCCGGCCGCAGCTTCAATCCGCGCATGGTCGTCGCGAATTCGACGTACGTATTCCCCGCGATCGTTTTGTCCAGCCAGAATTCCGCGATCCGCGCCGCCTGGTTGAAATTCGGGATCCCCAGGACCGGCAGCGTCAGGTTGACTTCCTGGCCCACCAGCAGCATGTCGTCCACGTCGGTCACCGACAGGCTGTCCTGCTGATATTGGTTGAATGCGTCCTGGAACTCCAGGCTCAGCCGGTTCGGCGTATCCGCCGTGCTCCGCGACCACACCCGGATCCACGGCTCTCCGTTCGGCCGCCGGAGAATCCCCGTCGTCCCCGCCGTTCCGTCGCCGAACTCGTAGGCTGGCCATCCGCCCGTCACCGCCTCGGTCGCGTTGCTTCCGTCCGGCAGCGTTGGCTGCTGCAGCGCCAGCGTATTCTCCACCTGCAATCCCAGCAGGCCGCCCAGCCCGTACCGCAGGAACAGCCGCGATCCGTTGCGCACTCCGCGAATCGTATCCGCTGCCGACCGCCGGTTTTTCAGCACCATGTTGCATTGAAACCGCGGGATGCTGATTGGGCTCCCGTTCAGATCCTGCGCCGGGATCGTCGCGCCGCAAATCGCCGCCGCCGCCGCGAAGCTCGCCAGGTCGATGCTCGCCAGCTCCCACCCGCTCCGCCGCAGCATGTCCAGGATCACCCACGCCGGGTTGTTCGTGAACGATACGCCCAGCGAGTTTCCGCCCGCGTCGAACTGCTCGAGTTGCAAGCCCTGGCCCAGCACTTGAATTTCCGGCAGCGTGTTCCCGTTGTTCACCTGGTTCGGCACCACCACGTTCAGCACCGCCATGCTGCCGTACGGATCGCCCAGCGGGTTCCCGTTCGCGTCCACGTACTCCATGTTGAACGCTCCCGTCCGCCCGCCCAACGTGATCACGTTGTACCACCCGGTCGCGGTCATGTTCGTTCCCGCCTGCCCGACCGGGATATCGATGTCGTTCACCAGAACCTTGATGACGCCCTGGATCGGCCCCATCCCCAGCAGCACGTCCATGTGCGTCAGGTTGCCGTCGTTCTTCGAGAAGATCACCAGCGGCGCGTACCACGCCGTGCCGTACACCAGCGGGACGAAATCGTTGTACCGCGCCTCGTTCATCAGCGGCGCCGATTGGTGCGTGCCCTTCTCGCCGTAGCTCCGCACCACCGTCGTCGGCGGCACGAATTCGATCCCGCCGAACCGCGCCGTTCCCGCCGCGAACATTCCCCGCGCCTGGCACTGCGCCCGCGTCCGGTCGCAACTCGTGTATGCCGTCGAGCCGTTCAGGCTCCCGCACCCGCCCGCAACATCCGCCGAGTATCCGCACCGGTAGAACGGGGAGAACGGTCCGTCCGCCCCGCCCGTCGCCGCCTCGCTCCGCTGATCCAGCGTCCCCGGGAACGTCCACGGGCATCGCCGCTCCACCCGCACGTCCGGCAGCAGCACCCGCTGCATGTTCAGGCAGTTGGTGACGCTCAGCCGTAGCGTCGATTCCGTGATCTCCGCCGGTGCGTCCGCCACTCCCTGGAACACCACCTGGACTTCCGATGCCGCCTGCCCCGCGGCCACGTCGTAGAAGACGAACTGCGCCGTGATCTGGCTGCCCTTGAATCCCGTGTTGCGTTCGATTTCCGAGAAGTGCGAGTCCGCGTTCGCCAGCCAGATCGAAATCTTCGCGATCGCGTCGATCCCGTCCGCCCCGCCCGATTGCATCTCGAACAGGTCGTGCTTGAGCACTCGCGCCGCGTAGGGCTGTCCGTTCACCGTCGCCGCCTGCGTGCTCCACCGCTCCACCGCGCCCGAATTCAGCACGCAGTCGAACAGCAGCAGCGGCGTCGTCGTCACGCTCTGCTCTTTGATGTCGTTGATCGTCGCCATCGCCGCCTACCCGCTCGCCCCGATCTTCAGCGGGCACGAAAAGATGCCCGGCGCCTCGCTCGTCATTGCCAGCGCGTCGTTGAGGAAGGACGCCTGCGTGTACACCCCGCTCTGCGCACTCGTAGCCTTGTAGCTCGACGCGCCCACCTGCGCCTCCGCCTGGAATCCGAAAACCTCGACCGTGGCCCCGCCCGGAATCGTGATCCCGAACGTCGTCGTCCCCTGCTGCGCCGTCAGTTGCGCCCCCAGCACGAGCCGCTGCCACGCCGGCCCGACGGCGAAGCTCTGTTGCGCCGTCTGGGCCCCCGCGCTGACGAACAGCGTCACCTGCGTCCCGCCGTTGCTGCGCGCCCAAACGCTGAAGCAGTATCGATACCAGGACGGAACCGCCACCGTCTGCGCCACGCTCTGCGCCCCGCCCGCGGCCGCCACGCTCGTCGCCGCCGTCCCGCCCAGCGGATCGGCCGCGCTCGCCGCGAGCGTCAATCCCGCGCCCACCGTCCACGCCGCGGCGCTCGGCGCTTCACTCCAGCTCAGCAGGTTCCCGAACGGATCGAGGAACGTGAACGTCCCCAGTTGCCCCTCCGCTGCCTGAAACAGCGCCGCCATCGCGCTCCACTCAGCGCTGGTCAGGCTCTCGAGGTCGATCTCCCACTCCACCTTGCACGCGCCCGGGTCGAACAGCTTGTACTGGGTCCCGTCCGCCAGCGTGTTCACCACCGTCCGCTGCGCCACCGTTTTCTGACACGGGAACTGGCTCGTCGCGCCGCTCGCGAGTTGGGGAAAGTACAGCATCAGCCGATGTTCTCCTGGATGGTCACCTGCAACCGCCCCTGCGCCTCGCCCACCAGGCTCAGCGTCAGCTCGTCGGATGCGAAGCTGCAGTTCGCGTGAACGCTGTTATCCCACGGGTCCGTGAACGAGAACGTCCCGAACCGCCCCTGCTGCGATTGGAAGAACGCGCATACTTGCGACATCTCCGTATCGTCTAGCAGGTCCAGCCGGATGACCCACCGCGTCGCCGCCGTCCCGAGCGTCGCGAACCGCTGATCGCTGCCGTCCAGAAACCGGGAGATTTCGGTCGCGTACGTCGCCGTCCGCGTCGCCGGATACTGCGCCACCGCTCCCGTTTTTAGTCGTGGAAACGCGCTCATAGGTCGCTCACCACATCGTTCAGAGTGTTCGAGTTGAGCATCGCCTGCCGCACCGCGTTGGCGATGTCCTGGCTGCGATCGAGGAAGGACTGGCTGTCCATCGCGCTCACTTGCACCGTAATCTGCGAGCCCGTGGACAGCCCCGCGCCGCTCGTCATCCCTCCGCTTCCGCCCCAGTCCGTCACGTTCGCGCCGCTGTCGACGTCGCCTTCGAATTGGACCGACTCCGGCGCCGTGTACGTCGTGAGCTGGTCCTGCGTCGTGTCGCTGCCCCCGCCGAACAGGCCCACCAGTCCACTGATCAGCGACCCCAGCCCGAACGCGCTCTCCAGGCTTTGCGTGACCGCGCCGCCCACCGAGTCGAGCACCGAGCCTCCGCCGCCCGAACTCGATGCCGCGCCCGCTGCCGTGTCGCTCAGCCCCGCCGTTTCGTCGCCGCCGCTCGCGCCGCCCGTCGGTGGTCCCGCAAGATCCGCCAGAGACTCTCCCGGTATGGCCGGCATTTCGGAACCGCTCAGCGCGTCCGTCAGCCTCGCCAGAACGTCTTCAAGTCCGCTGTCCGTGTTGGCCACGCTTCACCTCGCTCCGAAGCTCCTGTTCCAGAATCAGCATCGCGTGCGCTTCGCGCGCGCTCATCGTCCGCGCGTCCGGGTACCCCAGCCGTCGCCACGCGTGAAACTGCTCCAGCCACGCGCGGCTTCCGCCCGTGATGTACGACTTCGGACACTCCGTCGCCCCCACCCCCGCCCGCGCCCACACCGCCCGCTCCGCCGCGCCTCGCCCCGCTGTCGACCATCCGCACCGGCGCCGCGCCTCCAGCCCGCCCTTCCTGCATTCGTCGCATTTCCACGCGGCTGGATTCGAGAACTGAAAATGGAATGCGACCCTCAGTTTTTTATTTCGTCCGCGTTCAGCCCGCACTCGGCCTTGATGGCCGCCACCGCCTCCCGCGCCAGCGCCTCGGGCCCACGCGCCGCCACCAGCTCCGGCGTCGCCTCCGCCCCGTCCAGCGTCAGCCCTTCGACCTTCGTGAGCCCCCAGCTCAAATACACCCGGTCGATTTCCGCCGCCACCAGCGCCGCCTCCAGCTTCCCGTGTGCGTCGCCGCCCGCCTCCAGGTGCTCCACCTTTCCGGCCAGCTCCCAGATCCGCCGCGTCAGCTCGATCCGCCGCTCGAACGACATTCTCGCGATCGTGAACCAAACCCCCGCCAGCGCCTGCGACTCGATTCGCTTCTCGCTTGCGTATTCCATGGTTCCCGCTATCCGAACGCCACGTACATCTCGTCGTTCCCCGTCCCTTGCGCCCGCGATCCGGTCAGCTTCCATTGCAGCCGCGTCAGGCGATCGTCGAACTGCGGCACTTCCGGAACCACGCTCTTCAGGTACACGCCTGCCAGTTGCCCCGGCTGCTGCCCCAGTTGCAGCATCGCGGCGATCGGCGAAGCCTGCCGCGCCGCCTGGTACAGCGCGCGCGTCTGATCGTCGTTGGCCTCGAACAGCTCTAGGTCCACCGTCACGTCCCGCAGCCCCGGCGACAGGCACAGCGGCAGGATCGACCCGAACTCCCGCTCGCGTTTATCGAGCGCGTTCCCCAGCGTGACCTTGGCCGAGGTGATCGTCAGGAACTGGTCCGGATCCGTACCCAGCCAGATCTCGCCCAGGTGCCCCGGAATGATCGCGTAGTTGTACGGCGCCACCGTCGGCTCCGCTGGGAAGCTCGCCAGGCCGCCTTCCTGCGCTTGGAAGCTCACGCTGTCGATGATGTCCTGTGCGATCCCGCTGAACTCGAACTCGTGGTAATCTCCGTTGACGTTGATCTTCAACTGGTCCACCGCCGCCCCGCAGAAGATACGCTGCACCGCCGTCGTCGGGCACCAGTAATCGAAGATGCTCACGCTCGGCAGCGACGTCGCCGGCTGATAAGCCACCGTCGCCCCGATCGGCGATCCCGCGCCCGGCGTCACCGTGAACGGCGACGTCAGTTCGATCGTCATCGTGTCCACCACCGCGCTCACGAACCGCAGTTCGCCGCCGAATGTCACCGCCTGCCCTGGCGCCAGCCCGTGCGGCGCGGAAAAGGCGAGCAGTCTCGTGTTCGCGTTCGCCGCCGCCGTCCCGCCCGCGAAGAACATCGGCGCCGAGCCCAGGCTGGCCCGGAACAGCGGCCCGTACACCGGCTCCGCGCCCGGCGTCGTCCAGGCCGTCATGTAGGTCGTCAGATCGAAGGTGGTGTTTTTTCTCAAGCCCGCCGGCGTGCCGCCGAACGTTCGCGTCCCCGTCTTGTCCTTCCGTTCGGGCCGGATCGTCGTCTGCCGTCCCCCCAGCTCCACCGCCGGAATCCGGTTCCCGGCCCCGATCGCCGGAACCTGCCCGTAGCTGGCTTCCAGCCCTACGTAGAGCCGGTTGTTGTTCGATGAAATATAATTACACGCCATCGTTTTTCCCTCAGTAGCTCGCGTCCACCTCGAAGCTGATCTTCGCCGCCTGTAGGAAGTTGCTTCCGCCCCTCTTCACCGGTCCGAACGCCACCTCGTAGCCGCCCGTGAAGAACATCCCGTTCCCCCAGTCGCCCCGCTGGTTGTCCAGCACCTGGGTCGCCGCCGCCGCGTAGAAGTGCAGGTCCCGCCCCAGCTTCTCCAGGTGATTGCGGGAGACCCGGATTTCGATCGCCATGCCCGCCGTGCCCGAAAACGTCCGGAACTTCTCCGTCAGTTTGTTGGTCACCTTCTCGCAGTAGACGTACACCGCCGGGTACGTCACCCCCGCGGTCTTCTCGGCCATCTCGAAGGCCACGTTCTCCGCCGCGATCTGCCCCGGCCCGATCGGCGCCAGCTCCACGCCCGCCGCCTGCGCCAGTTCCGGCACCGTAAACGGTAGGCCGGTGCCGCTCGCGAGCATCTCCGCCGCCGCCTGTGCCGCCGCCGCTCCAATTGCTGGCATCGCTACCCCCGGTTCACCACTCCCGTCACCCGCAGGTACATCTCCGGCCGCTGCCCGCACTTCATCGGCCGGCCCTTCGTCAAGCCCCCGGCCGGCTCCGTCCACGTGGCGCCCAGCGCCAGCGGCGCCGCGTTCTGCAGCGTCAAGCCGCTGGGCGAATCGCTCGCGTACACGTTCCACCCGGTGGCCACTTTCGGAGGATTGACGGCCGCCACCGTCAGCGCGCTGGCCTGGATCGTCGTGAACGCCTCCACCGCGCTCGGCGCGCCTTCGATACCGCCCGCCGCCACCCACGTCACGCTCACGAAGTAAGTCCCGGCGGCCTGCTCGCCCGTCGCCGTCCCCAGCTCCGGTTGGCACGGCCGCGGGACCGGAGTGCTTGTCATCCCCAAGCCCGCGCCGTTCAACGCCCTCCGCGCCCAGTCCACCATCCTGTCGTACTCCTGCCACTTCCCCAGATACCGGTCGTTCAGTTGCCGGTTGTACGCGTCTCGGAAGACCAGGCTCAGCGTCCGGAAGGTGTGCCATTTATGCAGCGCCTCGGTCACCACCACGTGTCCCAGCCCCTTCGGCACGATGGTCGTCCACAGCACATCGTCGGATTCCTGCCGCAGCCGCAGTAGCGCGTCCAGCTCCACCGCCAGCTCCTCTTGCGCCAGTTTCAGCTTCGCCGTGAGGTCGATTCTCTCCGTCTTGGCCACGTCCAGAATCGCCGACTCGTACTCCACCAGCTCTTCGATCGTCGACATCGGTCCATCGGTGAATAGCGCCATCGTCCTCGGCCTCACGCCCCGGTTGGGCCCGTCATCCCTTCTTCTGCGCGCTCCTCAGGGCCTTGACATCGGCCTCCGAGAGCACCGTGATCTGCACCCGTCCCGCGGCCGCGGCCTGATCCGCAACAGCCTTCGCTTCCGCCACGCGGTCCCGGAAATCCTTGGCCTCTTCCGCCGTTGCCAGCCGCGCCTTGCCCTCCACCACCATCAAGGCGGCCAGCGTCTTGACCACTTCGGTGGCGATGCCTTCCTTGCCGCCGTCCGGCGTCGGCAGGCTGATCACGATCGCGTACGTCTCCGCGATCGTCTCCGCCACCTGCCGCACCTTTTGATAAAAGTTCTTGATGTCCATGCGTCCTCCCACCGATGGCCCGGGGACAAGCTTGTGGCCCGCCCCCGGGCATCGTCGCTCGCTCGCCTACGAGTTCACCTGCACGCCGAATTGGTTCTGCAGCACACCGACGCCGTACAGCACGTCCACCGTGAACTGCTGAGCCAGCGTGTTCGGCTGGTAGCTCAGGATGACGCGCATCCCGAAGTTGCCCAGCTCCGCATATTCCGCGATCGCTCCGGTCCCGGGCAGCGGCTGCGGCAGGCGCCGCACCACCAGACCCAGGGCGCTGCGCGTGAAAGCCAGGTTGTGCGTGGTGACCGGAGTTCCGGTCTTGGCCACGAACTGCGAACGGAACACGAAGAAGTCCTTGATCTTCCCCACCGTCCCGTCGACCAGCGCCCGCAGCCCGGCCTCGCCGGCCGTCTGGTACTCGCTGAAGCGCTCGATCTGCCGCAACTGCGCGTACGTGTTGGCGTCCACCACCAGGTATTTCGGCTCGCTGCTCGGCACCTTGGATGCGAACAGCGCCGTCTCGGCCTGGTCCACCACGGCTTCGGTAATCGGCGTGTTGGCCGTCCCCACCGCCGTGTTCGAGGTGAAGTTGGCGTAGGTATTCAGCAGGTCGCTCTCGATCCTCTCGGCCAGGGCCACCATGGCCGGCTGCATGTACAGCTTCAGCAGGTCCGGTACCGCCAGGACCTTGGTCACGTCCGGCACCAAAAAGCTCGCTTCGGCGTGCGTGTTCAGCACGATCTGCGCATTCCCCAGGCTCGGGTTCTGAAGCTGAACCGTATTGCCTTCCGAGAGGTTGTTCGCCACGAGCACCGGCGGGATCGGCACGTTCACCGTGTCGCCGCCCTGTGCGAGCGTAGGTTCGTAATCGCGATTGACCAGGTTCCCCATGACCAGGTTCCCCATCAGAGCGGGTAAGGCATCTACTGCCACCAGCTTTGCAATCGCGTTCGCAACGTTTGTTGATGTGATTGCTGGCATTCCTTCTCCTTTGTTCCCTCCTCGCCCGCTTTAGTTCCCTCTGAGCGTCTGCGAGGTGACTCTTACGATCTCCTGCCGGATCCGCTCCGCTTCCTCCGGACTCATCCCCGGCCGGATTTTGTCCAGATCGCTTGGCGGCGCCGCCGCCGGCGCCGGCGCTTTGTGCGCCGGTGTCGCCCCCGACCCGCCTTGAATGCGCGCCGGGAGAAACTCCGGGTTGTCGTTCAGAAAGTGCGTGAGGTACTCCTTCACGCTGACGTCCCCGTCATCCCCCTTCGCCAGCAGCCGGCCGTCTTCCGCGCGGAAAATATCGTCCTTCACCGCTTTGAACGCGATATCCACCTTGGCCACGCCGAGCCGCTGCAGCTCCGACCGGATGGTGGAGCTCCGGTCCGCTTCCTCGGCGATCTTCTTGCTGCGCTGGTTCTCCGCCACCAGCTCGTTCAGCCTCCGCTCGAGCTGTTCCCGCTTCCTCTTCTCCTCCACCAGCTCGTTCTTGTAGGCGGGCTCCGCCCTGACCTGCTCTTTGCTCAGGAACTCCTCGATGGCGTCCCTGACGATTGCCCGCACTCCCTCGTCGTTCTGCTTCTGTTCTTGCTCCATGTCCGCGCTCCTTACTCGGCTCCGTCGATTTCTTTCGCGATCTGGTCTTTGAGCTCCTGCCGCACGTCGCACAGGTACTTTTGCGCCAGCCGCTTGAAGATTTCCTTGCGCAGCGTCGGCGACTCGATTCCCAGCCCCAGCAGCCGCTGCGCATCCTCCAGTTCGTTTGAGAAGTCGCCGATGTCGAACTCGTCGAGCCCCGCAACGTCCACCACGAGGCCGTCCTGCCGCGCCGCCTCGATCGCCCGCAGCAGCCGCCTCAGCGTCTCCTTCACCGTGTCGCCGTAGGCCCGCAGCACTTCGTGCGTCGCCGTCACGTCGCGCTGCTTGCTGGTTCCCGATTGCGCCGCCGGCGAATCCCACGCTTGCGGCAGCAGGTAGCTCACCCGGTAGATCTCGGTCTTCAGCCGGTTCAGGTTGTCCACCGCGATCTGGTAGACCTTCCCATCCGGCTCCGCCCACCCGAACTTGTCTCCCGGCGCGAGCTGTATGTAGTAGGATTCCCCGACGATCTGGTTCCACTCGCGTTCCGAGTAGATCACCGGCATCGCGAACAGCCCCATCGTCAACGCCCAGCCCAGCGCGTTCGACTTGTTGAAGTGCTCCAGTTGCAGCAGCGCCGCCTTGTTCATCAGCCACAGCCCTTCGCTGACTCCGAGCGTGAACAGCGGCACCTGGCGGAGGCCGGCCAGCGCGTGTCTGCCCGCGTCCACCAGCTCCGGCCGGCCCTTCTCGCCCGGCTTGCCCTCCACGCGGCGGTAGATCCGGAACTCTTCCTTGTCGTAGTAGACCCAGCGCGTTTCGCGGTACCAGCGTCCGTCCGGCGCATCCGGCCGCAGGCTCGAAGTCCGCAGCACCACCCACTCGCGGTTGCCCTGCGCGTCGTCGCTCCAGTTGATGAGCTCGTCGGCGCGGAAGTCCACCAGGTAGGCCCGCGACGCGCCGCTCTGTTCTTCCTCGGCGCGGTTAGCGGCCGGCTGGGCCAGGCGCGGGAAATCCACCAGGATGTGGCTGGCCCCGCCCACCAGCGCTTCGATCAACTGCCGCCGGAAGAAGTCGCTCAGGCTGGTCTGCTTGCGGTCGCAATCGCCCGCGAAGGCGGCGAAGAACGCCTTGCCCGCGTCGTTTTCGCCCTCGAAGTTGAGGATCGGCTCGCGCCGGAACAGTGTGGCCGCGTACCAGTCGATAATCGACCCCACGTAGTTCTCGTAGAACACCCGCGCCAGCCGCTCGCCGTAGACATCGGCCGGTTCCTTCTGCCGGCGGGCCAGGTACACCCCGGCGTTCGTTTTGATCTGCTCGCCGCCCGCGTACAGATCGCGGTAGACCCGCCACATCGCCTTCCGGCGCTCGTAATCCGGATGTTCCCGATCGATCTCCATCTGTGTCTCCCGGCTCTCGCTCGTCCTAGAACAGCCGCAAGCCTTGTTCCCCTGCGGGCGGCTGCGACCTGCACTCCTGCCACATCAGGTACCCCAGCGCGTCCGATAAGTGCGTCCGCCGCGGATCTTTGTCTTTATCGATCACGCTGCTCTCCGGCTTGTAAGTCACCTGCTCCAGATCCTTGACCAGCTCGACGCATTTCCGGTCGATGACCAGGTGCGTCTCCCCGGAGGCGGACCGCAATTTCGCGTTGACCAGTCCCACGCGCTCCCGCACCAGCGGATTCGCGCGCGGCACTTTGTAACTCACGTTCGGGTAGCCCGCGCGGCGGAAGAATTCCCGCACCTGTTGGTAGTCCGTCGCGCCCTTCGTCTGCAGGTGGCTGCCCGAGGCGTCGCCGTAAACGCAGATACCCGCGTGGTGCTGCGGAAAGCGCGCCGCAAATTCCTCGCAGGCTTCCCCGGTCGTCGCCCGGCTGAGCACGATCTCGGTCAGCACGCGCACCGTCCCGCCCGCGATCTGCGCCACCACCGAGCACATCGGATCCACGTTGAAGTCCAGCGCCCACAACAGCGGCAGCGTCTTCTGGACCGCCACGTCCGCGACGTGCTCCGCGCGGTTGAACGCCTGATATACCAGCCCCGCATTCAGGCTGATGTACTCGCCCATCACTTCCTGCTGGTAGAACTTCGCGTCGTAACTTCGTTCCAGGCGCGTGTAGAAATCCGGGATGCGCTCCAGCAGGTAGCGATTCTCGAACGGCTCGGCCACGATCAGCTCGTAACCCTCCACCGGCTCGTGGACGAACCGCCGGTACACCCAGTCGAATCCCTTCGGCGTCCAGGTGGCGAACCCGCACAGCCGGGTGGCCCGCGGATCGCGCAGACGCCCTTCGAGCACCACCCACGCCTCTTCCCGCGTGTAAGTCAGCTCGTCGAGACCGAACCAGGCTAAGTTGATTCCTCTCAGCCGGTCGAATTCCTCCACCGGCCGGAACAGGATGCGCGAGTGCGTGTCCCCCAGCACCACGGTGTTTTCGGCCCGGTTGTGCTCGTAAGGGATGCCGCTCTTGTCGAGAATCTCGAACAATGTGCTCTGCGTCGCATCCCGCAGCATCGGATAAGTGGGCGCGCCCAGCAGTCCCAGCCTGCCCGGATTCAGATAAGACAGCCTGATCGCTTCCTGGCACAGCGCCTGACTCTTTCCGGAGCCGATGGGCCCCGAAAAGCCCTTGAACCGGGCCTGAGACTGGTGGAAGCGGGCCTGGGAAGGCAGCGGGCTGTACTCTATTTCTCGGGTGCATGTTCCTTTTGTTCCGCTTCGACCCATGAGACCTTAATCTCCTTCGGCGTCTTTTCCAGAAGCTCTTTTTCGAGCTGCAACAGCCGAATGAAATCCCCCACCGTCGGCTTCAGTTCGTTGTTCTCGATCTTTTCTCCGAATTGCCGGATCACCTGGTTCACCAGGGTTTTCTTGCTCTTCGCCCGCTTTCTCGGTGCGGGCTTGGTCTCTACGATTTCCTCGGGCATCGTGCTTTGCTCGGTATCGCGCGCCAT